TGTCACAAGCGGCGTGTCTACAACTGTCACCTCGCCGTTTCGGCTGGCGATAGCGTTGTCTCCGCCCTGTCCTCGCTGTACGCAATCAACGTAGGCGAGAGTCGGCGATGAGAACGCCACTCGCTCAAGCGACGCAAACGTGACGGCAGCCCCGGCAGCGTCGCGGTAGGCAGCCAAGGCTGTCGCCACTGTGACGGCACTCGTGCTGCACGTTCCGGCGATGACAGCCACCTTGCCAGTTGCGTACTCGCTCGCATTCCGCAGTGCGATCGTGTTCAGCGAACTCCCGCCGACCGTGCTCGTGCGGTCAGTGAACTCAACGTCGATCGCGATGCGACCAGACACGCTCATCGGTAGCTGCCCCACTTGGCGGAATCGAGTAATGCCTTCACGCCGAACGGGATCTCCGAAAGGCTCACCGCGTCGGCCGCCATTCGCCGCTCATACCACATGCCCACGAGCCAGAGGATCGCGTTCTTGATCCGCTGCTCCACGCCAGAGCCGTCGGCACTCTTGCCGCCCCACCATGTGACCGTGACGGCGTTGTAGTCGAGCAGATGCGAGGGCCAGGAGCCGTTGTAGTTCGTTCGCAGTACACCCGGCACGCTGTCGCGATCAACGCGGTACTCGGAGGTTGAGAGCGTCGCGGTGCTCTGGTTCTCCAGCGTGTAGGTCACGCTCACCGCCGTGGTCGTGCCCGCCGATGCCATCGGTGGCCGGGGGAGCTCGATCTCCACGGGGAACGAATCGAGCGTCATGCGATACTGGGCATGAACGAACGTCTCGTCGCAGTACGCCTCGCACCACTCCCGAGCCGCCTTGATGTAGGCAGAGATCAAGGCATCGTCGGAGTCGGTGTCGACCCGGCAATGCGACTTGGCTTCGGCGAGCGAGACCGGCTCAACCGCCGGCTGGGTCAGAGTCTTGAGGCTGCGGTATCGCATGGGGCTTTCTGCCGCGTCGCGGCCTTGCGTCAGCCCGCTCAACCTCGGGCTCGACCGTTGCTGTCTCGATCAAGTCCATTTGCGACTCCCGCACGGCGATCCCGTCGCGAATGAGCCGCTCCGCTGTCTCGTTCTCGCAATCAACCACCCGCCCGACCGTGTAGGTCGAGTAGTTCTGCACCAGTTTGATTTTCACGATTTGGGGAGACTCCATGCAGTTTTGGGCTTACCGTTCGCGGTGTAATCGCCCACGTACTGAAATACTGGGGATTGCAGATCCTTGCCCGGCCAGACCGACACGTACTCGCCGTGGCCGATCGAGACGCGGGGCGTGATGTAGACGCGATTCCCGCCCTTACGGAACTGCCTCCACATATGGATGTCAGAGTCAGTTCTGCCGTCTCCGTACTCCCCCTTGTCGTTAGGAATGTCTTGGAACCAAGGTTTCGGAGTTCGCTTCAGAGCCTTAGTCGAGATCAGTGTGCAGCCGAAGTGAGCCGAATCGACTTCCTGCACGGGCTCCGCGAACCACGACATCGGCAGTTCAGTCGCCCCGCCATCGGGCGGCTTATCGAGCGTGCCGGGCAACGTGAACATCGGGCGACCGTCCTCGCGTTTGACCTGGAGCGGAGCTAGGGCGTCGCATTGGAAAGCCATCGCGAGAGCGACGAGTTCCTCGACCGTCTTGCGATCCCAGAACGAATCGAAGTCTGTGCAGAGGATGTACTCAGTGGAGTCGATGAACTGCTCCATGCACCGCTGGAGCACTTGCCCCCAGAGAGCACCCTGCCCGAGCGTCGGGCGGATGCCGAGCGGCATCAGGGCTTGAGCCCAGCCGAACAGATTCGCGAGCGGGCCGAATCGCGGGCCGCTCATCACGCACTCGATCCGAACATCGACATCCGTACCGCCGACGCGAACGATCATGGAGCCCTCAAACAGAGATGGCGGGCACGGCTCATGCCGCACCCGCCATCCACTGTGTCGAGGCTGTCAAGCGATCAGCCGCTGTACTTCGCGAGCACGCCCTTCGCGGAAGCCGACTCGGGGGCGATCTCGCCCTTGCCCAGCCGACCCACGATCGTGGTCGCAAGGCTCTGGGCCGGGGTCGCGTCGATCTTCAGATACCGGCTCTTGCCACGCATGTCGACATCGAGACGCACCACGCTGGGCTGGCTCGTGACGGCCACGCTCGCGGCGGGAACCGCCACGGTGTAGACCGAGGAGCCCGCCGTGTTGGTATCGCCCTGCGAGAGCGTCAGCACGTTCAGGATCGACGCCGCCGTGTGCCCGGCAGTCGAACTGACCGCCACGACCACATCGACCGAGGCGTAGTCATAGCCCAGGGTGTCGATGGTCAGGGTCGCGGTGCCAGCCGAGCTCGTCACCGTCGTACCGACGACCGTCTTGGTGGATTCGAGATGGTTCACGTTCTGGAGTCTCCTAGAGGGTCAAAGGTCACGAGGCGAACTTGAGGGCGACGATCGGGCCAGCCTTGCTGGTGTCACCGAGGTCGTGGGCGACCATCGCCACGCGAGCGGTCGCGAAGGTCAGAAGCTGGTCGAACTCGATGAACCGGCTGGAGTCGGTCTTCACCGTGACCTCACGCCGGGTGCCCATCGTGCAAGCCTGCGACAGATCGCCGAACAGGCAGGCAATCGCCGAGCCCGTGCCGGTCAGGCGGCTCTCCAGCGGGTGGGTCAGCACGACCGGGAACCCGAGGAAGTTCAGCCCGCCGCCCGCAGCCACGTCGGCCCCGTTGTTGCCACCGGCAGCCATCAGGAGCCGCAGCATCGAGGAGCCGTAGCCGGCCGGCGAAATATAAAACTTCGCATTACGCCGAGCGTACAGGGGCAGTCGAGCGACGAGGTTGGTGAAGTCCAACAGATCGAGGTTGTCGAACTTGTTGTTGCCCGTGTCAGCCGTCACGACGCCCGCCGAGTGCGTGCCGTCGTTGATGGAGACCGCGACGCCGACCGTGCCGTGATACACCGCACCAGCACCCGTGCCGATGAAGCCGGCATTGTCGAAGGCTTCGGCGTAAGCCTGAGCCACCTCGACCGCCATCGCATCGGCAAGGTCGATCACCGAGTCCTCGATCAGCGACATCGGCACGCGGTTGTCGACGCCCCAGAGCTTGGCGACGAGTTGCACGTTGTCGAACGTCACGTCGCTGGTGGTGGGAGCCGCGTTCTCGCCGATCGGGCGAGCCGAGAGACCGCCGGTGCGACGGGCGATCAGCAGCGTGTCGCTGTTCATCGTCACGTTGCGGGCGTTGGCCGGGAACGCACCGAACTCCTCCACGAGCCGGATGATCTCGCTGGAGAGCTCGTCGTTGGTCAGCACGCCGCCAAGCGAGTTGATGCCGCCAGCCTGGGCACGGCTCTCGACGCCGTGATCCATGCACCACCGGCGGGCCTCGTCATCGTTGAACAGGCCGGCACGGATCGCCATGCCAGCACGGTAGGCACGCTCCTCGGAGCGGAAGCCCTTGAGGGGACGAGACGCCTTCGGCACGGCAAACACAGTTCGCTTCTCCACGACGGGGGTCTCCTCGGTGGCTTCGATCTTCTTGGCGGGAGCGGCACGCTCCAGAACGCTGCGGAGCTCAAGCTCCTTGGTCTGAACCCGCTGGAGGAACTCGATCCGCTCCTTCAGCTTGTCGGCCTTCTGCTCCAGGCTGCGGAGCGAAGCCTCCTGCTCTTCGGTCATCGGCTCGGCGGGAGCCTCACCTTCGGGGGCGTCCTCGGTCATCGCCTCCATCTCGGCAACGACGGCGGCCAACTCTTCGAGCAGTTGCTTGATCTTGTCCACGAGGATCGCTCCTGTATTCGGGTCTGCGGCAACGCGATCGCGTCACCTATCCCGAAAGTAGGAGCCACTCCCCGAAACCATGCAGTTAGCGTGCGTCGGCAGTAAAAGACTTTCGCCGCACTTCACTGCCCGGCACGATCTGCTTGTCGGTGCAGCCGCACCGCTGGCACCGCAGATAGCGAGTCTGGTACTCGCCGCTGCGAACACTCGACGCGACGGCGTACTTGCCCTCGCGGCACCGCGAGCACGAATCACCACTAGCGGCCATGCTGCCTCAGAACGTCGCGATAGAACGCGGCCCGATCCGCGAGATACTTGCGGGCTTCCTCATGCTGCCGCCGCTCCTGGCGGAAGGCGTCATAGGAACGCTGCGCCACCTTCACGTCGGCATCTGGGTATGCCGGGAAGGTCACTGGGCCAACATCCAGAAGCGAGTCGATTCGCTGAATCGTTCGGATGCTGCGGCCGTCTTCGACGCTCCATGAAGCACCGTCACTCGGCACTGTGAAACTGAATGACGAGCCCTTGACGATGCCCGCCCGAATGTTGCTGGCGATGTCGCGGCCATAGGTCGTGTCGGGCACCGGGAACTCATACCGGAGCCCAACCTCGTCCACGGTCATCCGAAGCGTGCCGGGATAGCGGGCGAGCGGATAGTTCGCGTCGTGGTTCCAGAGGGCTCGGGTCTCCAGCGGCCTCTTGCGACCGCGACGCTCGGCGACAATACCGAAGGCACTCGGGTCGATCCGCTCGATGAACTCGCCGTCGATCTCCAGGGAGTTCACGCCGAACTTCGCGGCGTAGCCCACGATCCACTCCCGCTCGGCACCATCCTCGCTGCGGCTCTCGACCGCGAGCAGCGGCACCGCCGACTCGATCTCGTCAATCGCCAGAGAACGCCGTTCGATGTTGCCCATGATGCTCCTGCCTTCTTGGTCGGCGGCTTCAATCTGCCGCGTCAGTTTGCTCGCCCACGCCTGCCCCGGATCGCCG